ACATGCTGATTTTTACATACCAAACAGAAGTTTAATTGTCGAGGTTCATGGAGAGCAGCACTTTAAGTTTAACTCCTTTTTTTATAAAGATAAGATGGCATTTTTTAAAGCAAAGGCCAGAGATACTGACAAGGCGGCTTGGTGCGAATTGAATAATATGAATTTGATTGAATTAAATTATAACGAGAAAGAGCCTGAGTGGAGAGTGAAGTTTGACTAACGAACAAAAAGCTATTGAATTTCTACAGAAGGTAGACGACTGGGTAGAGGATAGAAACGCAGACCTTGTTAAGAAGAATGAGGATGTAGCAAGTATATTAAACCTGAGCTCCGATGATATCAATAATATGGATATTACTTTGGCCTTATCTAACAGTTTTATACTTTTTGCGCATGCAGAATACCTTCAATCTTTATATAATAAAGAGAAGACCGTGTTAGACTTTTGCAACAATAGCATTTGGTATATAGTAGCAGATAAAATGGAGAACTATGGCGGCCAGTACGCAAAATGGGAAGTCCGATACTTTTCCGCAATAAAAGAAAACCCACTAGCTTCAGAGCTGAATAGACTAAAGACCTCAGCAGAATCTAGGATAACAAGAATTTCAGGAAAGATTGATATAGTCAAAAAGATGGCGTCAGTCCTGCAAGACTTGGGAAGAAGGAGAAATTATTAATGTCTATTCTTGATACGGCAAAAGAACTACTTAGAAAGGGCATAGCTCTTAATGACTCAGAGCTAATAGAAATGGCTAACTCTCTCATAGAGACGGACGCGGTGGCTGAAACAACTGTTCAATCTGATATTACACAGGTTGTTGAGCATCCTACTCCGTCTGAGGGGGTTGCTGATGATGACTTTTCAATGGCTGGCCGACAAGTCAAGGAAGGCCCAGTACCAATCAATAGGATTAATCGTGGGGAGAATCTTTTTACTGATGACAAGTCAGAACATATGGATATTGAAACCCCCTCTTTTACCCCTTCACTAAGAAGAGACACGCCACGAAAAACCGAACAGAAATGCGTTGAGTGTAACAAAACTGTAGAAGTAGCAGATATTCACAGGAGAGATTTCTTTGTGTGCGATGACTGCTTATCAAATAAAAGAAGATAATTTTAAACAGGAGGCAATATTATGCCACATACTAGAAACCGAGGCGAAGATAGCAGTGATGATCGAGAAGACAAAAAAGATGCCCGAGAAGATGCGCGAGATGACAAAAAAGATGCCCGTGGAGAAAAGGTTGATTCCAGAAGGGGTTACAAGCTAGATAAAATCAAGGCCCTCACGGCAAAAGCTACCGCCGTTGCAAAAAAACGCAAGTGGCTGGTGTTCATGATTGGCTTGGGTCTTGTAGCCTATTTCGTAATTTCAAAAGGTGGAATTGGCGGAGGTGGTGGGGTTCTAGAAATAATCAAGGGATTCTTTTAGAGGTTTGTTTTGACGTTTTACCACAGAGACTATACTAAGCGCCGACCCGAACCTCCGGACACAATTCCTGTATTTCGGAAGGATGCTTTTGAAACAGCGTCTAAGGTTTTGTCTTTTGTAGAAGATAAAGACCTAAGAGATACGCTTATTAGGCTCTTATCTAGTGAGTATTTTGGTGATAATTTTTTATATCAGAAACATAAAAAGGAAACTGAGGAATGAAAAAGGTAAATATTGAGATTAAGGATTTTTTGTTGGGGTTATTACTGGGAATTAGTTTATGTATGGGTATCTACATCTATCACGGGATATAATAGAATGGCAGTGACGGCTGTAGGGCTTACGATATTACTTTATTTATTAACTTGCGCTTCATGCGTCAGGCAAAAAGATTACCCGCATGCCCTAATGTGGTTTTCTTATGCACTAGCCAATAGTGGACTCTTATGGTACGAAATCAAAAAAACAAGCGGAAGCTAGAAGACTTAGCGGCAGAGAGGGCTGTTCTGTCCGGATTGTGTCAATACGGATTAAGTGTTTCACTTGATTCAGACTATCTAGAGTCCGAACACTTCACAGACCCTACCAACCAAATTATTTTTGGGTGCATTAAAAAGGTCTTAGAGAAAGCCAACAAGGTAGAATTATCTTCCTTGCTCTCTGCTGCCAATCAGCTTGGATGTTATGAAAATATAAATAACCAAGAAGAGATTGGTTTTTTACGTTCCTTATTTAACTTCCCAATACACGAAGAAAATGTTTCACTACATGCGAGCAAACTAGCGAAGCTGGGAATAGCAAGAGATGTAAAGAAGACCTTAGCTATTTGCTCTAATAAAATCGACGAGGTTACGGGAGACGAAGACATAAATGATATTATCTCCCTCATAGAAACTCCTATTCTTGACGCGACATCTAAAATATACCAAGGCTCTGACAACAATCCCGAAATTATCGGCGAGGAAATAACAGACTATATAGAGTTTCTAAAAGAAAACAAAAACGAAATGATTGGCATAAGCACGGGATTCCCTACTTATGACGAGGCCATCGGCGGAGGGTTAAGGAGAAAGTGTGTAGATCTAATCGCCGCTAGACCTAAAGTTGGTAAGTCCATGTTTGGTGACGCTGTTGCAATGCACGTTTCTAAGAACTTGGGTATACCAGTGCTGGTGCTAGATACCGAAATGTCTAAAGAAGACCACCTCAATCGAATGTTGGCGAATCTAAGCGGTGTCGAAATTAATACTATTGCTAGCGGTAAGTTTGATAACAACCAACTAAATACTGAAAAGGTGGAAAATGCGGCTAACGAGCTGGGGGAAATACCATTTCACTATGTGAGTATTGCTGGCCAGCCGTTTGAGAATATTCTTAGTATTATGCGCAAATGGATTTATCAAGAGGTTGGGTTTGACGAAAACGGAAGAACCAAAGACTGTCTAATTGTTTATGACTATCTAAAGCTAATGAACTCTACCAGCATTTCAAACTCCATGCAGGAGTTTCAAGTTCTTGGATTCCAAATAACTCAGCTGCATAACTTCTGCGTCAAGTACGACGTGCCATGCCTTAGTTTTGTACAACTAAACAGAGACGGCATAACAAAAGAATCAACAGATGTCGTTTCGGGTTCTGATAGGCTCATTTGGCTCTGTACAAGTTTTAGCATCTTCAAGCTAAAGTCCGACGAAGAGATAGCCGATGACACAGATGAAAACGGAAACAGGAAGCTAGTACCTATTGTTGCTCGTCACGGAGCGGGATTAGATGATGGCGACTATATAAATATGAATATGTTTGGGAAGTTTGCCAAGCTAGTAGAGGGTCAAACTCGCAATGAATTGAGAACTAAGTCAACTATTAAGGATACAGGTTTTGAATCAGGAGATCAACAACCAGCAGATATTGAAGCTGTCTAATCAGCTATTTACTAAGCTGCCACAGCTTCTAAAATATTTCAGTATAGACTACATAGAATACCCTAATAGGTTTGCTTTTGCATGCCCTATTCATGGGGGAGACAATACAGAAGGTTGTACCATATTCACGGACGGAAATACCGCCAAGGGTAACTGGAACTGCTGGACTAACCACTGCGAAGAAGACTTTTCTAGGAACCTGTTCGGCTTCATCAGGGGTGTGCTGTCTAACAAGCGAGCCTCAACGGTTAGCATTATTGATACAATTAATTTCTGCCTAGAGTTTTTAGATCTTGATATTTCTGAGCTTGACCTACTGCAAGATGTAGAGAGCAATAGTGCCATTAAGCTTTTGGATATTTTCAACAGGGAGCCAGAAAGAGAGCCTCCAAAAGTAGATAGAGAAGTTATTTTAGAGACAATACAAATACCAGCCGAGTACTATATTAATAGAGGCTACACTACTGACATATTAACTAAATTTGATATTGGCCTTTGCAACAAAAAAAATAAGCCAATGTCAGGAAGAGTTGTTGTCCCAATCTACGATGAAGGCTATAATTATATTGGATGCATAGGTAGGTCGTGTTACGAGAACATGCAACCTAAATGGCTGCACAGTAAGGGCTTTAGAAAAAGCTCATATCTGTATGGCCTAAACATGGCAAAAGAAAAAATACTTGAGACAGCTACGGCGGTTTTGGTTGAGGGTCAAGGCGACGTTTGGCGTATGCATGAAGCAGGCGTAGAAAATACGGTTGGTATTTTTGGAGCTAGCCTCAGCGATGACCAGCTGGTTTTACTAGAACAAAGCGGAGCTCTTAGCTTAGTTATACTTACAGATTACGATGACGCTGGACATAGAGCAGCAGAACAAATTATGAAAAAATGCGGAAGACGATTCAACTACTATAGACCTACTATATCAGAAAAAGACGTTGGTGATATGTCGGTAGAACAAATCAAAACTGAAATACTAGAAGAACTACAAGGGGTTTTATAATGACAAGAATTTTAGCTTTTGCTGGAAAGAAGCAATCAGGTAAAAATTCGTGCTGTGCCTTTCTGCACGGGTATCAAATGAGGTCTTATAACATTATTAAAGGCTTTGACCTAGACACTAAGGGGAGGCTCGTTGTGGATACCGTTTCTACTGATGCTTCTGGGGTAGAAGATGCAGGTAAAGGCGTTTTAGATATAACCAGAGCCGATGCAGAATTTGCGCCTTGGGCCGCACATAATATGTGGCCTTTTGTAAAGCACTATTCGTTCGCTTCTTCTCTTAAGGAAATTGCATGTGGATTATTTGGACTAACAGATGAACAGTGCTACGGAACAGACGCGGATAAAAATAGCCCTACGTGGATTAAGTGGGAAGATATGCCGGGTTATACCGGAAACGAGACAGGCAGAATGACCGCTAGGGAGTTTTTGCAGGTCTTTGGTACAGATATTTGTCGGTATATCTATACAGATATTTGGACAGACAGAACCATGAAAAGCATCAGAGAAGAGGATTCTTTAATGGCTGTAATCTCTGACTGTAGATTTCCAAACGAATCAAAAGCAATACAAAAAGCCGGAGGTAAAGTTATTAAATTAACTCGCGGTATAGGTGGCGATAGTCATTCTAGCGAGTCCTCTGTTGATGAGATTGAACACGACGCGATTATTGACAACAAGGAGTTATCTTTAATGGAAACAAACATAAAGGTAATATCTTTACTTGAAGAATGGGGATGGCTCGGTAGCGTTATCGAGACACCCAGTCCTACGCCCCCTATAGAAGACCCAAGTCTTCTAGGCGGCATCCAAAAGATTAAGGAATAGTATGTTAGTAACATATATACGTAGCTCTAGCTATAATAATTTTGAATACTGTCAGATGCAATACTTTATAACCTATGTTTTAGGCCATCAAAGTGTCTCTGGTAAAAAAGCCCAGCTGGGAACAATCGTCCACAAGGTCATGGAGGTGCTAGGTGGGTGCAAAAAGATTTTGCAGGACAAGGGTGAGATGGTATTAAATGATGATGGTCTAGGAGAGATAGAGTTTACTAAAAGAAAGCTCAATACAAAGAAGTTTGTAAATGAGATCATCAAGAGAAGTTATGAATACTACACAGAG